CTGGAATGAGTTTGTAAAGACTGGTAAAGTAAAAGGTTTTAGTATTGAAGGATATTTCGCTGATAAAATGGAAAGACCTAAAGAAGAAATTAAAGAGGACTTATCAAAAGAAGACATTCAAGTTCAGCAAATCATAGACATTATAAAAGAACACGATGGCAAATAACAATAAGAACGAAACTCCTAGCCGTACAAGTCCTAAGAGCGGTCGTAAGGGCTGCTTATGTAAAGACAATACATACAACACTAAATGTTGTAACGGAAGCCTTAGAGCGCAAGGAATTGGGAAGACCAGCGGATAAAAATGCAAAATAAATTTAACTAAATTATATATTAATATGAAATCAAACAATGTGATTGAAAAAATCAAGGATGTTTTAAATCTTAACGAGGAAGTTAAGCTAGAACAAACTAAGCTTGAGAACGGAACGATTATCGAAGCCGATTCTTTTGAAGAAGGTAATGAAGTGTTTATTGTGAGTGAAGATCAGCTAGTGGCAATGCCAGTAGGAGAGTACATCCTAGAAGATACTAGACTTTTAGTAGTTGAAGAAGAAGGCTTAATAGCCGATGTTCGAGAAGTATCTGATGAAGTACCTTCTAAGGAAACAGAAGTAGAAGAAGAAGAACTTAAAGAAGAAGATGACGATTACGCTGAAGAGGCTGATGTAGCTGATTGGAAAGGAATGGAAATTAGAATCAAAAACCTTGAAGATGCAATCGCTGACATTAAATCTGAAGAAGGTTTAAAAGAAGAATTATCTGCTATTGAAAAAGGAAACAACTTAACTGTTGAATTATCTCATGAAATTCCAGTTGAAGTACAAGCTGAATTAAACGAGCCAAGTGCTGATCCAATAGTATCTAATCCTAATTCTTTTAAAACACTATCTAAGTTTAAAATTGGTGCAAATAGAAAAGCCAATACAATGGATAGAGTATTAGCAAATTTTAATAAATAATAAATAACAACTAAAATAAATAAAAAATGAGTTTAGCAATTACTGACAGTACTTATGCAGGGGAATTTGGGAAATATATCGCGGGTGCGTTACTTTCTGGAGACACACTAGCAAATGAAGAAATTACAATCTTACCAAATGTAAGGTTTAAGACAGTATTACAAAAAGTATCTACTGACAATATCGTTCGTGATGCCACTTGTGATTTTAAAACAGATCAAGGAACTTTAACTTTAACAGAACAAATTTTAGAGACTGAAGAATTTCAAGTTAACCTGGAATTATGTTCAAAAGAATTAAAAAGTTCATGGCAAGCCCAAGAAATGGGATACTCTGCATTTGCTGAGCCGCCTAAATCTTTTACAGATTTTGTATTAGCTCGCGTTTCGGCTAAAGTAGCTGACAAAACAGAGAAAAACATCTGGCAAGGAGCCGCAGCTAACGCTGGAGAATTTGATGGATTAGCAGTTAAAATTGCTGCTGATGCTGCTTTACCAGCCGCTCAAGAAATTGCTGCTGTTGCTGGTGGTGTTAATGCTGCAAATGTGGTCGCTCAAATAGGCTCTGTTGTAGATGCTATTCCTTCTACTGTTTACGGGAAAGATGATTTAAGATTATATGTTTCTTCAAATGTTGCACGTGCTTACACTAGAGCATTAGGAGGATTTGCTGCTGGAGGTGTTGGCGGAGCTGGTTACGAAGATAGAGGTACAAACCAAGTATTAGGAGGTTTATTCTTTGATGGTGTTCAAGTTGTAGTATCTAAAGGGATGGCTGACAACACAATGATCGCTGCTGAGAAGTCTAACCTATATTTTGGAACTGGTTTACTTGATGACATTACTAACGAAGTTCGTGTAATCGACATGAGCGAAACGACTGGAAGTCAAGAAATTCGTGTAATCATGAGATTTACAGCTGGTGTTCAGTATGGCGAAATAACTGACATCGTACTTTACGCTTAATAACTAATTAACTAATTTTAGAATGGGGTGGGTTCTGCCTACCCTTTTTTATTTAAAAATAATAATAACAGTTAGCATAATAGCTAACTACTTAAAAATCAATAACTTATGGCATGTCTAATATCATCAGGGCGTAAAATTCCATGCAAGTCAGCAGTGGGCGGTATCAAGAATATCTTCTTTGCAGACTACGGAACTTTAGGAACTGCACAAATCGCAGCTGGCGAAATAACAGCATTTACTGGAACTCCAGACTGGTTTCAGTTTGACATTAAAAATACTGCGACTACAATGGAGACAGCAATTACTTCAAGCAGAGATAATGGAACAACGTTCTATGATACAACGTTATCAATGACTTTAACGTTCCAAGACAAAGCAACACAAGAGCAATTAAAATTGCTGGCTGTAGCACGTCCACACGTAGCTGTAGAAGACTACAACGGAAACTATTGGGTAGTAGGTCTGTATAATGGAGCAGATTTAAATGGGGGTAGTATTCAAACTGGAGGCAGTATGGATTCTTTAACTGGCTATAGTGGTCTAACGTTTAACGCTCAAGAAACTGCACCGCCTTACTTTGTAACGCCAGCAGTAATCACAGCTGATGTTTCAGCAGTACAAATTGATCCAACAGCAGTTTAAAGAGTTTGTTTTTTTGATTGATTGAAGGGAGTTATCTTAACGGATAGCTCCTTTTTTTATCTGTAATACAAAATTTTTAGTGTTTGGTTATATATTAATATGCAGATAATACAAACAAGCGGAAATAAGACCTTTAATATAATTCCTAGAGTTTTTACAGTAGGCAATTTAACAGTTACAATTACTAGTGAAAGTACAAACACACCTATAAGTGTAGTTAGCGCATCTTCTGTAAATGGAAACTTCTTACAGTTTGCTTCAGTATTTGGAACTTTAGTAGAAGGACAGTTTTATATACTAAACGTAAGTAATGGCTCTGAAATAATTTATAAAGACAAAGTATTTTGTACTGATCAAGTAATTAATCAAACAGCTAATGACTATTACAGCATTAATAAAAATCAATTTGTTAGCGAAGACAGCGCAAGCAATGAATATATTATAATATGAACGACTTAACAGTAGTAAATTTAAGTAATTACGCATCTCCTGAGATTGTAGAAAGCTCTAATATGGAATGGGTGTCCTTTGGATCTAATAACGATTATTTTTCTTATTTAATTCAAAGATACGAAGGCTCTCCAACTAATAACGCCATAATAAACTCTATTAGTTTAATGATTTACGGGCGTGGATTAGATGCTTTAAACTCTAGCAAAAAGCCTGAGCAATACGCTCAAATGATTTCTTTGCTTAAAACTGACATGGTGCGTAAGGTATCTCATGACCTTAAACTTTTGGGACAATGTGCTATGCAAGTAATCTACTCGAAGGACAGAAAGACTATTGCACAAGTTGAACATATAGCAGTTGAAAACTTAAGAGCTGAAAAGTGTAATGATAAAGGAGAGATTGAAGCATACTACTATTCAGATAATTGGGCTAAAGTTAGAAACGTCAGTAATACTGTAAGAATACCAGCTTTCGGCTTTAGTAAAGAAAACATTGAGATTGTATATGTTAAGCCTTACAGAGCTGGCTACAAATATTATTCTAGTGTAGACTATGCTGGATGTTTAGAATGGGCAGAGACAGAACAACTCGTGTCGAATTTCCATCTTAACAATACAATGAACTCTTTTAGCCCAAATACGTTAATACAGTTTAACAATGGGACTCCAAATGCTGAGGAAAGGCAAATGCTAGAGAATAGAATAGCTGAGAAATTTACGGGCACTTCGGGAGCTAAATTTGTGCTTAGTTTTAATGATAACCCAGAGGCTGCAGCAACAGTAGACACTTTAGCGATTAGCGATGCTCACAATACCTACAATTTTGTAAGTGAAGAAGCTACTAGAAAAATAATGGTAGGNCATAGAGTGACGTCTCCAATGCTGATGGGAATTGGAACACAAGGCACTTCGCTTGGATCAAATGCCGATGAATTAAAGACAGCTAGCTTATTATTTGATAATACTGTTATACAGCCCTTTCAAACGCTTTTAATAGATGCCTTTGATGCTATACTAGCCTACAACCAGATATCGCTTAAATTATACTTTAAAACGCTACAGCCTTTACAGTTTAAAGACTTAGAGAACGTAATGGACAGCGAAACAATGGAAGAAGAAACAGGCGTTAAATTAAGCCAAGAACTTCGTGAAATTGATGGCAAACAAGCCTATGAGACAATAGAACAAGCAGAGGCTAAGGCTTTAGAGCAAGGATGTGAAGGCTATCATGAACATGAAGAAGATGGAAAGACCTGGTATATGCCATGTAAATCACATAACGAAGTATATTCAAACGCACTAACTGAATTAGGAGAAAATGAAGATGATTTACTAGCTGAATATGACCTAGAACATGAGGAAGAAGTTGACTATGAGCTAGAAGATCAGCTTGATGAAGTTATAACAGACTTAAATACGGATGATGATAGCACAATATTAGCTAAAATATGGAATTTTGTTAGTAGTGGTAAAGCAACTCCATACAGAGAAAGTGAGCAAGATGGTACTAGCAAGAAAAAAACTGAAGAAGGCGTTGAGTTTTTAGTAAGATACAAATACACTAGGCTAATTAAAAGCTCTAAAACTGGAGAAGAACGTGATTTTTGTAATACAATGATTAAAGCTAAAAAGGTTTATCGTAAAGAAGATATTATAGCAATGGATAATATAGCAGTTAATCCTGGATTTGGAGTCAAAGGAGCGCCTACTTATTCTATATGGAAATATAAAGGCGGGGCTCGATGTCAACACGCATGGATTAGAAAGACTTTTGCTCGTAAAGGCGGCAAAGGATTAGGAAAGGCAATACAAGCAAGAGAAGCGAGGGGAAGGGGCTTTAGAGCGCCAGTTAATAATAAAAAAGTAGCGCAAGCGCCAGCAAGCATGAAATACGCTGGATATACAGCCGCTTACTGGAATAAAATGGGATTTGAAAAATAAGATATGGCTACAGCATTATTTATAACACAAGAAGACTTAGTAAGAAATAGTATTATTTCTGGAAGCACCGATTATGACAAAATAATTCAGTTTGTGAAAATCGCTCAAATCATTGATATTCAGAACTTATTAGGAACGGATTTATACAACAAAATTAGTGCGGATATTATATCTGGAGCTGCTGGCGGTGCTGGGTTAACTGGAGATTATTTGACATTAGTTACAGAATTTATTCAGCCAACATTAATTTGGTTCGCTCAGATGAATTACATCCCATTCTCGGCTTATTCTATTACAAACAAGGGAATCCTAAAAGGATCAAGCGAAACAGCTCAAAACGTAGATAAAAACGAAGTAGATTACTTAGTAAGTAAAGCGAGAGAATACGCTAACTATTACTCAACTCGACTAGTAGATTATTTATGTTTTAATAGCTCTTTGTTTCCTGAATATACAAGCAATACAAATAACGATATAAGCCCTGACACAGATACAACGTTTAACGGATGGGTGGTATAACCAAATATAAAGTAAAAGCAAAAAACATAAGACGTTTAAAAAGCTATATAGAGCTTAAGAAAAAAAAAGAAACTGAAATTAAAAAATTAAAAGAATGTCAAACCCAATATTAGCAATGATCCCAAGCGGCTATAATGCTGCCGATGCTAAACTTTATTCAATACTTCCAAGTGATGGAAGCGGCGATTTTACTGTTTCAGTAGATGCAGATGCTACTAGAATAAATAAAGAGGGGTTAATTGAAGGGGTTGCTTTAAATCAAGCTAGGCTAACCTATGACCCATTAAACACAGAATGTCCTAGTTTACTTTTAGAACCAACAGTAACTAACTTGCAAGTTTACAGTCAACAGTTTGATAATGCGCTTTGGACAAAGTCAAGGGCAACAATAACCGCAAATAGCGAAATATCGCCTAGCGGTCAATTAACTGCTGATAAATTAACGGGTGACGGAACTGGAACGAGTTATGTTTTTGATGGAATTACTTTAACTAATGGAGTTAGTTATACAATTTCAATTTTCGTAAAGCCTATTGTTAATATTAGCTCTTTTGCTATCAATGTTTTTGGAGGAATTGGAATTGCATATTTTGATTTAGTAAACAAAAATACCGGTTCGTTTAGTGGTGATTTTAATAGCTCAAGAATTGAAGATTACGGTAATGGTTGGTTAAGATGTAGTGCTACTTTAACATTATCTTCTTCATCAGGTGTTAAAAATATAGGATATGGATTAATTAGTTACAACGGCGACCTATTTTACCTATTTGGGTCACAAGTGGAGCAAGGAAACTATGTTACTAGCTATGTGCCGACTGTAAACACTCAAGTCACTAGAACAAATGATTTTATTGACAATGCTGGTTCTGGTAATTTATTTAATTCTTTAGAAAGTACTTTTTTTGTTGAAATGGCGTCTTTTTTAAACACTCAAACAAATAGCAACGGAATAGAGTTATCGGATAGCAGTGGACAAAATAGAATTACTTTACAATACGATACTGTAAATAATCAAATTAGATGTGATGTAAGAGTTTTAAATGTGGCACAAGCAACAATAACAACACAAAGTTTTGATGTTACTAATTTTAATAAAATGGCTATAACATACAAACTAAACGAAGTTAAATTTTATGTAAACGGACAATTAATTGGAACAGATACAAGCGTTAATCTATTTTCGCCAAACACTTTAACAGAGGTTAGAAGTACAATCGCTGGAATTTCAAGCAGTGAATTTAATCTACAAGCTAAAATAAAAGACTTAAGAGTTTACAATAAAGTACTAACAGAAGCAGAAGCGATAAAACTAACAATATAATGGGATACGGAGAAATATATAAAACAACGTGGTGGGGTTA